AATAATTCGGCCGCAGGACTTTTTAATCTCCACAGCTTAACTTACTATGGTCTGTCTTGCGGCATCTTTAACAAAGGAGTGATATGATAAATTCGCAGAATAAAGGAAAAAAAGCAGAAAGAGACGTTGCTAAAGAAATTAATAGATATTTAGGAACTAATGTAAGACGTACACCTTCATCAGGTGGTCTCTCAATCAAAGGTGATATAATTGATATAAATCCAGATTCTGCAGCTTTTGATTATCACTTCGAAGTTAAAAATCAAAAAAATTTGTCAATAAAAAAATGGTGGACACAGATCTATGATGATTGTCCAGCAGGTAAAATACCTGTTAATGTTTTTAAAATGAACGGTAAATTTTATGCAACATTAGAATTAACAGATTGGCTAAGTAGTTTAGCTGAATTACAAGAATTAAAAAGTAAAGAGGATAATGATGAAAACTAAAACACATACAAAATATTTTACGAGTGATAATGTACAAGTTAAATCTGTGACCACGCTTATAGGTCAACATTTAGGCTGGAATAAACAAATGTTGATTGCGTGGTCTAGGATCCAAGGTTTGAAAGGTAAAGACGCTAATAAAGTTAGAGATGAAGCAGGAGAAATTGGTACTTTAGCACATAAATATTGCGAAGCATATATTAAAAAAGAAAAAGTAGATACCTCTGATTATTCTGAAAATCAAATTAAAAAAGCAATTGTTGCGTATGATGCCTTTAGAGAATGGGATAGTCAAGTAAAACCAGAATATGTTGAAAGTGAGATTAAACTTGTTAGCGATAAGTATAAAACAGGTGGAACTTGTGATTTGATTTTAAAAATTAAAAATAAACTTGTAATTGCAGATCTTAAAACCTCTAAAGGTTTATATGATGAATTTATTATACAATTAGGTGCATATAGAAAACTTTATGAAATGCAAACTGGTAATAAGATTAATGGTGGTTTATTATTAAGATTAGATAAAGAAGGTAAAGGATTTGAGCAACATCAAATACCTTTAAAAAAGCTAAATTGGGGTTGGAAAGTTTTTCAACTATGTTTAAAACTTGAGGAACTAAAACAAAAATGATAAAAAGATTTATAGATGGAGATCTATTTTCTAAAAGATTTTTTAGATCTTTAAGTGCAGAAGAAAAAGTATTATTTTTTTATATTAGTACTACTTGTACTTATGATGGTTTTTGGGAGTTTGATCAAGAAGCAATAAAATTTTATTGTAATGGTTTTGACTCTACTGAAATACCTGATATAATAATAAAAAAATTAGGTATGTATCAAGTAGATGAAGATCAATGGTTTTTAAGTAAATGGATTAGTTTTCAATATGGTATATTAAGACCATCAGTAAGACCACATAATAGAATTATAGAAAGATTAGAACGTAAAGGGTTAGATAAAGAATTTCCAGAATTATTTAGAATACCGAGGACAGAATAATGGATAAATCAAAAAGAGCTTTAAAAATACATGCATTAATTAAAAAGTTAATTATAAAATTAGATAAACTTGGATATGAGTTAATGTATTTTCCTGGTGGTACATCAATAAGGAGCAAAAGAAATGAAACTAAATAATAGAGAAAAAGCTTGGTTAAATAGAAAACAAGTAAAAAAGGAGTCTCATCCAACTTATGCAAGTTATGGTAAATATGCTGGAACTTTAGAAGAAAGAATGAAAAAAGTTACTACTTATTATGCATTCACTAAAGAAAGATATGAATTGGAAAAAGAATTTAATAAACAATTTGGTGCTTGGTGGTTATTTACTGGAAAAGAAATGAGATATAATAGAGATAAAACTTGGATAGAACAATATCATGTTGAAGATCCAAGAAGACCAAGAGGAAAGGGAATTTATAAGAGGCGTGTTTGATTATTGTCCTCTTATTAAAAGAAATTGTTCACATGCAGGTTATTATAAAAAAGAATTGCATTGTGGTTTAAAAACTGGTAATTTAGATGAAACTAAAGTAAGGAATATATTAACATGTCCGAAAAAATTAAAGAAGTCTACAAGAAAGACGCGACGATAAATAACATACATTTTGCTTGGGGTTGGGATCTACCAGCAACAGATATTGACGCTCTATTTGTTGAATATAAATATCCTAATGAGCCCCGAGCAATTATTGAATATAAACATGATAATTGGGATAAAAACTTTACTAAAGGACCAATATTAACCTTAAGTAAATTAAGTGAAAAAGCAGAATTACCATTTTTTATTGTAATATGGACAAATTATCCAGAGATCTTATTTAGAATTTATCCAATGAATGAATGGGCAGAATTAGAATTACAAGAATTTTCTGTAAAACATGTAGAGATCAAACCAGAAGAAGTAATTACAGAAAAAAGATATGTTAGATTTATGAGTTTTATAAGGAGAGATATATGATATTATTTCATAAAACAAGAGATGTAAAGTCACCAGAAAGATCTGGTAAAAATGCAGGATATGATTTTTTTATTCCTAATGATTGGCATAAACTATGGACTATTCAACCAGGTGAATCTGTAACTGATTTAGCAGAACATGCAAGATATTTAGGTGAAAAAACCACATTTGCTAGAATGTGGGTTGCTTTACAA